GTAGACTCAGTTAGTATTGTTGCTATTGGTCCGGGTGGTGGTTCAGGTGGTTCTAACCAAACTAATGCTGGTGGAGGCGGAGGCGGTGGTGGTCTAGCTTGGAGTAATGGTGTAGCAGTATCTGAAGGTTCTACTATTACTCTAACAGGTGGCACCCGTGGTATAGGTGCCGATTCTGGAGGAGCTGATGGAGATTCTGGAACAGCAGCTGTAGTTGCTATTTCTTATGTTGGACCTGTAGATTATTCAGCAGTTAATTTAAATCCATTTAATGACGTAATTATATCTAGTGATTCTGCGGCAGGGATCTTATATGCTAGGTCCGAAACAGATAGTGCCATAACATCGGCATTCGGCCAATTAGATAGCGCGCCTGAAACCGGTTTATCTGCCCGCCTTAGACTTAATATTTATGATAACTTTGTTAATACTATCATACTAGACTCTGATATTAACGCCAATACTCGCAATAAATATAGTGCTACAGATTTGCCTCTGTCATATCCATCATGGAGTGGTGGAGCTGCTGAAGGAATGAATGATAGCGACGCATATCCAAATCTATATGTAGATTCAAACTTATATGAAAATGAAGATACTGTATTAGGTAAATTGGATTCGGCTCCAGAACCAGGTATTGGTAGACTGACACTATTTGGAATTTTTGAAAATCAGATTGGTACTGCATTGCAAGCAACAATTTCTAATTCGCCATATCTTGACTCTAACGGCAATTCAACTATTGGTCCTACAGATCCAAATGATGTTAGAGGGTATGGACCAACTGGTGACCAAGGATCAGTAGAAGTCATCGTAAGAAGTAGAGCTGGTGATACTATCAGTTCAGTATAATAGAGATACAGGAGTGTAAAAAATGTCTCTAACCTTAACCGAACAATTAAAAAATCTTGCTAAGCAAAGCTTGAATAATGCTTCTAGAAAAGAATATATGTATGCTATGAAGAAAGATCCGACCAAGAGAGCAAAAAAACAAGCAATGGAATATGCTCAAAGCGGATTTGACTTAGGATTAGGTCTTTCTGGAGATTCAGAAGACAAATGGATCTTTGTTAGAATGTATGATAAAAAAGTACCGGACGATCTTTTAGATAGTTCGGAAATTTTTCTTGTAGATGCTAAACTAGGTGGTGGAAGAGTTAGTCTAGAAAAGAAAGAAGGCTGGTTTGTAGAACCTCAAGTTGATTCTTCTTTAGACTCTTCGCTTGATTCGTCTGCATGATAAATAGACATAAATAATCTATTTTAGGGGCGACGGATGGCAAAGCCAAATACGCGAGATGAATTAATCGATTACTGTTTAAGGCGTTTAGGTGCGCCTGTAATTGAAATCAATGTTGATATTGATCAATTAGAAGACAGAACGGATGATGCACTCCAACTGTATCAAGAGTACCACTCCGATGCAGTCATTCGTACTTTTCTAAAACATCAGATCACATCTACAGATATCACCAATGGTTATATTACAGTAGACGATAGTATCACGTTTATTAAAAAGCTGTTTATGATTAGGAGCTCCTCTGGATCTTCTTCAATGTTTGATATTAAATATCAAATTTCTCTTAATGAGATTTACGATTTAAATACCTATATTGGTGATTTAGCATATTATGATCAGATTAAACAATATTTAGCTCTTCTAGATATGAAACTTACTGGCATGCCACAGATTGATTTTAATCGCCATCAGAATAGAGTATATATTCATGGTAAATTTGATGATCAAAACATCAAAGAAAATGAGTATATTGTATTTGAAGCATTTAAAATTGTTGACCCAGAAACGCATACAGATGTTTATAACGATATTTTCTTAAAAGAATATTTGACGCAGTCTATCAAACAACAATGGGGAGCAAACCTAATTAAGTTTGAAGGTATGCAACTTCCAGGTGGTGTACAGTTAAATGGTAGACAGCTTTATGATGATGCTACACAAGAAATGTTAAGACTAGAGGAAAAGTTAAGAACTACCTATGAGCTTCCAGTTGACTTTTTCCTAGGATAATAAAATGGCTACAAACCTTTACTTTAGTCAAAAAGTAAAATCTGAACAAGATCTATACGAGAATATTGTAATTGAGTCCTTAAAAATGTATGGACAAGATGTATTTTATTTGCCTCGTACTATTGTGGCTGAAGATACTATTTTCAAAGAAGATGTAGTTTCTAAGTTTGAAGATGCGTATCAAATTGAAATGTATCTGGAAAATACAGATGGATATGGAGGAGATGGAGATCTCTTTACGCGATTTGGTGTAGAGATTAGAGACCAGGCGAACTTTGTAGTTTCCCGTAAAAGATGGGAAGAAGTTGCCTACAATCATGTTTCATCTCAAGTAAGACCTAATGAAGGCGACCTTATTTTTATTCCACTGTCTAACTCTATTTTTGAAATTACTAAAGTAGAAGACGAAAGACCTTTCTATCAGTTATCTAATCTTCCTGTATATAGATTAACGTGTGAACTCTTTGAGTACAATGATGAAGACTTTGATACTAATATCGCTGGTATTGATCAAATTGAAAAAGATTATGCTTATCAGTATATCTTAACATTAACTGATAGTGCTTACGATAGTAATGTCTTCCCAATTGGAACTAATATCAGACAAAGCCTAGCAAATGGCGTGACTATGTCAGGTGAAATTGCTGATTGGAATAACGAAACTAATAAACTCACAGTTGCACATCTTGGTGCAGATGATGGTAAGTTCCACTTGTTTACGACTGGTACGATTCTAGATGTTGATAGTGCATCGTATACAGTTACAGCAACAACTGAGAATAATCTAATCATTAAAGAACAACAGAATACCTCGTTTGAAACTGAAGGTGATTCCTTCTTAGATTTCAGTGAAGGTAATCCATTCGGAGAGCCTACGTAATGCTTGGACAACATTTCTATCATGAAAAGATTCGTAAATGTGTTGCTACCTTTGGTACTATGTTCAATAACATTTACGTTCTTAGAAAAGATGCATCTGGAGATGTAATTAGTCAATTAAAAGTTCCTTTGGCTTATGCTCCAAAACAAAAGTTTTTAGAGAGAATCAGAGAAAACGCAGACTTAGATACTGATGCTAGGTTTGTATCAGTAAAGCTACCTAGAATGTCGTTTGAGATCTCGTCGATGTATTATGATCCGTCTAGACAGCTTCCAAAAGTTAATAACTTTACTGAAGTTGTTGAAAGTGATGGTAATAAGAAAACAAAATTCTTTACATCTGTTCCTTATATCATGAACTTTCAACTTAATATATTATCTAAAACTAGTGAAGACGCTGTTCAGATTGTAGAACAAATCTTACCATTTTTTAATCCTTCCTACACAGTTACTATGAAACAATTCAGTGATTATCCAAATATTACTGAAGATATCCCTATTTCTTTAATTGGAATTTCATATTCAGACGATTATGAAGGTGCTTTAGAAAATAGAAGAACAATTATATATACATTAGACTTTGAATTAAAAACTGCATTCTTTGGACCAATCTCTGATAGATCTATTATTCGTAAAGCTATTGTTGACTTCAGAGATCCAGATATTCCAACTAGAGGATCCTTTAGCTTAACAGATTCGGGCAACTTATTCGAAAGAATTACAGTTGAACCAAATCCGCTAAATGTTAGTCCGGATAGTGATTATGGATTTACAACCACATTCATTATTCCTGGTGAAGGTGATAGTGCATGAGTAATATAGTACCTAAAAGAGACATACCTGAAAACGTACATTCCAGCTATGATGAAGATTTGGACCTTGTTCGGTCTACTCTGCGTACGCTTTTAATGCAAGGTGAGGAAGGCCTTCAGCTTGCCAGAGATGTTGCTGATGAAATGCAGCATCCTCGCGCTATTGAAGTCTTGACCGGTATGATTAAGCAACAATCAGAAAATGCGCATGCCTTACTGGCAATGCATAAAAAGAATCAAGACATTAATGTCACTCAGACTAAAGGTCAGTCTGATGATACCAAGTCTTTAACACAGAATGTATTTGTAGGATCCACAGCAGAGTTACAAAAAATGCTGCGTGGTGAAGATGAAAAGGTGATTGAACATGACGGAAGTAACGAACGGAATCTTTAAAATTATTAGATCCCTAGTTGGAGACTCAGTCTTACTAGCAGTGATTTATACAGTTGGTCATATCTTAGTGGCCATTACGACGGTTAAATTCATCACAGGAGCTAGCTGGTTTGACGCAGGGCTGACTGCATTAATTGAACCGATTATCAATGGCATCTGGTTTTATATACTACACAAATTCGTAGCAAAGAGATTACTCAAGAGTGAATGAAACTTATCTCGGCAACGCACAAGTAAAGAAAGACGGCGTACAACAAGGTTGGACTAAAGAAGATGTTCAGGAATACCAACGTTGTATGAAAGATCCAGTTTATTTCGCCGAAACATATGGCAAGGTCATTAATCTTGATGAAGGTCTAGTTCCTTTTGAGATGTATCCTTATCAGAAAGAAATGTTTAATCATTTTAACGATAACAGATTTTCTATTATATTAGCATGTCGTCAATCTGGTAAGTCTATTAGTTCGTGTATGTATATCCTATGGTATGCATTATTTCATCCTGACCAGACGATTGCTATTCTTGCGAATAAAGGCGCTACGGCAAGAGAAATGCTAGCACGTATTACACTAGCACTTGAGAATGTACCTTTCTTTTTGCAGCCCGGCACTAAAGCACTGAACAAAGGTTCTATTGAGTTTTCAAATAACTCTAGAATTATGGCAGCAGCAACGTCAGGTTCATCTATTCGTGGTCTTGCAGTAAATCTATTGTTTTTGGATGAGTTTGCATTTGTAGAAGATGCAGCAACATTCTATACGTCTACCTATCCTGTTATTTCATCTGGTAAAACATCAAGAGTTATTATCACCTCTACGGCTAATGGTATTGGTAATACTTTTCATAAAATCTATGAAGGTGCTGTTCAAGAGACAAATGAATTTAGACCATTTCGTGTAGACTGGTGGGATGTACCAGGACGAGACGAAGAGTGGAAGCGCCAAACTATTTCTAACACTTCAGAGCTGCAGTTCCAGCAAGAGTTTGGAAACACTTTCTTTGGTACAGGTAATACACTTATTTCTGCTGACGCCTTGATGAACATGAAAGCTGAACCTCCTGTCGCTGTAGGTGATGTTAACATATACGCGGAACCAAAAGCTAATCATGATTATATTATGACAGTAGATGTAGCAAAAGGTCGTGGTCAAGATTATTCTACATTTAACATTATTGATATCACTACTAGACCATTTAAGCAGGTCGTGTGTTATAGAAACAATCTTATTTCACCTATCTTATATCCTGACGTTATTCATAAGTGGGCAAAAAAATATAATGAAGCTTATGTTATTATCGAATCTAATGACCAAGGTGCAGTTGTAGCCAACGGACTCTACTATGATATTGAATATGAAAACACTCATGTAGAGTCTATGGTCAAAGCTGGTGCAATTGGCATGACTATGAATAGAAAGGTAAAGAGAATCGGTTGTTCGAATCTCAAGGATCTGATTGAAGAGAAAAGACTGGAAATTGTAGATCTAAATACTATTAGTGAGTGTTCGACCTTTGAGGCTAGAGGTAATTCGTTTGAAGCATCTGACGGTAACCATGATGACTTAGTTATGAACTTGGTCATGTTTGCATGGTATGTTGGGAGCCAATCATTTATGGATAATACAAATGTTAATTTAAAGCAAATGTTATATGAGCAAAAGATGCGTCAGATTGAAGATGAAGTAGTTCCGTTTGGTTTTATAGACGATGGACAGGGTACTGATAATGATATTGAAGGTGGATGGAAAGTTGTAGAAAAGACAGAATTGTTCTAAAATTAATTTCTTATAAATATCAATGCTGTATTGAATAATCTTATCATGGGTAACTTATAATTTAACTCAACGAAAAAAAGGAAGACCAAATGGCATTCTTTACGCCTTCACTGTCTCCAGCTGTAGTAACCCGTGAGATCGACCTCACTGGTATCGTACCTAATGTGGGCACATCGACGGGTGTGTTTGTAGGTGATTTCCGCTGGGGTCCAGTTCAAGAACCAACTAGGGTTGATAATGAGGCACGTCTTGTGGGCCTTTTTGCATCGCCTGATACAAATAACACGGTAGATTTTCACTCTGCCGCATACTTTACAAAGTATTCCAGTGAGCTATTTGTAATCCGTCAGATTGACGATACTGCTAAAAACTCGTTTGACAATAACGGTAGCAGATCAGCTCCAACCGTAAAAAATCTTACTCATTTTGATGAGCAAGTAGCTAGCCTGGACGGAGACTCCGCCCTCGATCCTACTGGCCATAACTTTATTGCAAAGTACCCTGGAGTTTTAGGTAACTCTGTTCAAATTCAAATTTGTCCACCTAGTATAAATGATTCGGCTCTGTCAACAGACAGCCATGCTGGATTTATCTCTTGGCAATATGGTGAAACTCCAATTGCTTCTACTCTTTCTGCTTCTGGTACTATTCAGCAATTTGACGCTGCACCAGGAACATCCGACTACGCTAGAGGCGTTGGCGCTCTTAACGATGAAGTTCATGTAGCTATCATCGATAAGCTGGGCAATATCAGCGGAACCAAAGGTGCAGTACTTGAAACATACCCCTACGTCTCGCTAGCTAGAAACGCTAAAAACGCTGATGGATCCAGTAACTACATCAAAGATGTAATTAATAATGGTTCTCAGTTTGTTTGGATTGCAGATCCTGCAAACATTGACTCTGACTATAGAGTCGCTGGCGCAGGTCAAGATGCCGATTCTGGTGATAACTTTAAACTAACAGCTAACGCTACTTCGATTAAGACTATCGATCTGGCCGGCGGTGTTGATGTATCTGGTAATCTTACCGCTGCCGAATACGCTACTGCTTTCGATCTGATCGAAGATGTTGATAAGTATCAAGTCGACTTCTTGATTGCTCCTCCAGTAACCGAGACATCTGGAGATGTTAAAGCTAAAACTATTGTTACTGATCTGGTAGAGATCGCTGGATTGACGCGTAAAGACTGTGTCGTTGTAGCTTCTCCTCCAAAGTCTACAGTAATCAATAACACTACTCCAGTAACTTCTACTGTTAACTTTGCAAATAGCTTGACGTCCAGCTCGTATCTGTTTATGGATAACAACTATCTGACAGTGTTTGATAAGTACAACGACCAATACATTCAGATTCCGGCCAACTCCTCTACCGCTGGTATCATGGCACAGTCTGATTTCCAGACAGCTCCATGGTTCTCTCCGGCTGGTCAAAGAAGAGGTGTGTACTTCGGAGTCGTTGGATTGGCTCACACTCCAAACAAGGCTGAGCGTGACACTCTTTATAGAGCTAACGTCAACCCAATCACTAACCTACCAGGGTTTGGATTAACATTGTTTGGTGATAAGACTTTCCTCAAGCGTCCATCTGCATTCGATCGTATTAACGTACGTCGTCTGTTTCTGACGCTGGAGAGAGCTATTTCTAGAGCTGCTCAGCAGGTACTCTTTGAATTCAACGATGAGTTTACCAGAGCAGAGTTCGTCAATATCGTTGAGCCATTCCTCAGAGAGGTTAAGGGCCGTCGTGGTATCACTGACTTCCGTGTGGTCTGTGATGAGACGAACAACACTCCAGAGATTATTGATCGTAACGAATTCATTGCTACTATCTTCATTAAGCCTGCACGTTCTATCAACTACATTACTCTGAACTTTGTAGCAGTTAGAACCGGCGTAGACTTTGAAGAAGTAGTTGGTCTGTCATTCTAAACCGCTTAACTAAGGAGATATAAGCAATGGCTATTTTAGGAGTCGATGACTTCAAAGCAAAACTGAAAGGTGGCGGTGCTAGACCCAATCTATTCAAGGCAACGATCAACTTTCCAGGTTATGCTGCAGGAGATGTAGAACTCACTTCGTTTATGTGTCGGGCAGCTCAGCTTCCTGGCTCTATTATGCAGGAAATTATTGTACCATTCCGTGGTCGTGAACTAAAAATTGCTGGTGATCGTACATTTGATGTATGGACAGCAACTATTATTAATGACACTGACTTCAACGTTCGTAATGCTATGGAACGCTGGATGAATGGAATCAATGCTCATTCTGCAAATACCGGTCTTACTAACCCAGTAGATTATCAGGCTGACCTGATAATCGAACAGTTAGATAGAGATGAATCTGTATTAAAAACCTACAATTTCCGAGGTACTTTTCCAACTGATATTTCTCCGATTGATCTGGCATACGACCCTGCCGCAGCAATTGAAGAATTTTCTGTAACCTTCCAGGTTCAGTACTGGGAATCTAATACAACCGACTAAGGTTAGAATAAATAAAGTAGGGGAGAGAATAGGCTTTCCCCTACTCTTATATTTGGAGATTAATTTTGGCAGACGATAGTTTAAAACTTTTTGGCTTAGAAATTAAAAGAGCTAGAAAAGAGAAAGAAAAAGAACAGCTCCCATCTATTGTTCCGCCCTTAGATGATGATGGCGCAGGTTATGTTACTGCTGCCGGTAGCCACTATGGTTCATTTATCGATTTAAGTGGTGAAAAAGCAAAAGATGATAAAGATCTAATCAAAAAGTATAGAAACGTTGCTTTGCATCCAGAAGTGGATGCCGCAGTTGAAGATATTGTCAACGAGGTTATTTCTGGTGAAGATGATCTTGTAGAATTAAACATGGACAATATTGATACTGCTGATTCTATTAAAAAGCAAATCAAAGAAGAATTCGACAATATCACTGCGATGCTAGATTTCCAAAACTACGCGCATGATATTTTTCGCAGATACTATGTAGATGGAAGAATTTACCATCACTTGGTCGTAGATCCAGCTAGACCTCATGAAGGTATTCAAGAGATCCGACCCGTTGATGCTCTTAAGATCCGGAAGGTAAAAGAGGTCAAAAAAGAAAAAGATCCTGATACTGGTGCAAATATTATAAAGAAAGTAAACGAGTATTTTATTTACTCTGAGACTGGAGAAAACGCTACTGCTACTTCTTATACTGGTGGTAATAAAAATAACAATGCTCTTAAGATCTCTCCAGATGCTATTAGTTATGTTACTAGTGGCCTATTAGATGCTGATCGTAAAAAAGTAATCTCTTACTTGCATAAAGCATTGAAGCCTATTAACCAGCTTCGAATGATGGAAGATTCCCTTATTATCTACAGGTTAGCTCGGGCGCCAGAACGTCGCATTTTTTATATTGACGTAGGTAACTTACCAAGAGGTAAAGCTGAACAATACCTGAAAGATATCATGGCTAGGTATCGTAATAAGTTAGTATATGATGCTAATACTGGTGATCTAAAAAATGATTCTAAGCATATGTCTATGCTGGAAGACTTCTGGCTTCCAAGGCGTGAAGGTGGTAAAGGTACAGAAATTAGTACACTTCCAGGTGGAGAAAACTTGGGACAAATTGATGATATCTTATACTTCCAGAAAAAGATGTATAAGTCTTTGAACGTTCCTAGTAGTCGTATTAATCCAGAAGAACAGCCAGGTGGTATTCTTGGAAGAACATCTGAGATTACTAGAGATGAATTTAAGTTCCAAAAGTTTATCAATAGACTTCGTCGTAGATTCTCGGATTTGTTCTATAATATTCTAAAGAAACAACTTTTGCTCAAAGGTATTATTACCGAAGAAGATTGGGAATCTTGGAAAGGTGATTTGTTTGTAGATTATATTACGGACAACTATTTTTCTGAACTAAAAAACACAGAGATGCTCAGAGAGCGTGTAGGTATGTTGCAACAGATTGAGCCGTATTTAGGTACTTTCTACTCGAGAGAATGGGCACAGAAGAACGTATTGATGTTAACTGATGATGATATTAAAATGATGAATGATCAAATAGATCAAGAAAAGAAAGACGGTGAAATTCCGGATCAAGATCAAGAACCAGATATTTGATTGAAAACAAAATTATTATAAATACTTTCACGTATATTAAAAAGGACTTTTTTATGGTTGAGAACATTGGTGATTTTTTAGATAATGTAGCGAACAAGAAGTTTTCTGATGCAGAGAAGCAATTCTCTGATATGATCAATACCCGTTTGGCAGATCGTCTTGAATCACATAAGGCTATGATCGCTAATCAGGTATATAATGGTGTGGATCCTGAAGAAGATGTAGATCTTGATGATGAAAATGAAGTAGAACAGCCAGAAGAAGAAACAGAAGAAGATGCAGAGCTTTAAAGAGTTTGCCAAAAACATCGCTCCTAAAGGTCAAAAGATTATTAAGGTCTTAGACATAAAAGGTGGAGAGATGATGGTCACTAAAGACCAAAAAGGTAAGTTTAACGTTATGTTCGATAACCAAGTGGTTGATACCCTTGGCTCTGAAAAAGAAGCAATAAAGGCTGCTAAGAACTTTGGCAGCATGATGGGCAAAAGGTAGATACAAATGAAACTGATTACAGAGCATACAGAACAGGTATCTTATATTGTCGAAGCCAAAGAAGGCGGTGGCAAGAATTATATCATTGAAGGTATCTTTGCCCAGGCGGAACAAAAGAACCGCAATGGAAGAATTTATCCAAAAGCAATTTTGGAATCAGCAGTTTCTAAGTATGATAAGGAACAGGTGCAAACCCAACGTGCAGTAGGTGAACTAAATCACCCTGCGGGTCCTATCATTAACTTAGATAAAGTTTCTCATCGCATTACTGAATTAAAGTTTGAAGGTAATAACGTGATGGGAAAAGCACTTATTCTTGACACCCCTAATGGTAAGATTGTAAAAGGTCTCTTAGACGGTGGAGTTAAGCTAGGTGTTTCAACTCGTGGTATGGGAACTCTTGAGCAAAAGGGTGGAGTAAACATGGTCGGTAAAGACTTTGTTTTAAACACCGTAGATATCGTACAAGATCCATCTGCACCATCAGCTTTCGTTAATGGGATTATGGAAGGTGTAGAGTGGGTATGGAATAACGGTGTCTTAGAGCCTCAAGAACTTGAAAAAATTGAGACTGAAATTAATAATGCTTCTAGATCTGATCGTTCTGCGGTTGAGATCCGGGAGTTTAAAAATTTCCTCTCTAAACTTAATCTTTAATTGGAGATAGAATATGTCCGAACAAGAAATGTTGGATGATATTGAATCTGTTGAAGAGGTTATTGAGGAAGAAACTTCCGAAGAATCTGAGACAGAAGAAGTATCCGAAGCACAAGCACCAGCAGCTAAAGGTAAAGCTGCAACTCCAGCTATGGATGGTGCTAAAGCTGCTGCTGACGATGCTGCTAAGATCAAAGCATCTGCACCAGCAAAAGCTACAGTACCAGGCGGTGAGGCACAAAAGGGTGACCAAGTTGCTGACAAAATTCCTGGAACTAAAGCTGGTATGATTAATTCAATGTACCAAGAAATGAACAAGATGAAGAAGTCTAATCTTCAAGCTTCCTACGGTAAAATCATGGCTTCCATGAAAGCTGAAGGATTTGAACTTGAAGACGACGCTGCTCCAGCTCTCCATGAGAAAGCTGCTGCAGTACAGGCTGATTTCTCTGACGACATGAGCGCTTTGGTTGAGTCCGAAGCTACCCTGTCCGAAACGTTCAAAGACAAAGCAGCTGTTATCTTTGAAGCAGCTATTAAGTCTAAAGTTTCTAATGAAGTTGCACGCATTGAATCTGAACTTCAGGAAGAATTTGCTGAAGAAGTACACACTGCACGTGAAGAAATGATCGAGCAGGTTGACGGATACATGAACTACGTTGTAGAAAAGTTCATGGAAGAGAACAAGTTGGCAATCGAAAACGGTATTCGTACCGAGATCGCTGAAGACTTTATGGGCAAGCTGAAGGACCTCTTTACTGAGTCCTACATCGAAGTTCCAGAGTCTAAGGTTGACCTGGTTGACGACCTCTCTGAGCAAGTTACTGACCTTGAATCAAGACTTAATGAAGCCACTGAAACTGCTATCGAGCAAAACCAAGTTATGGAACAGCTTATGCGTGATGCTATCATCCGTGAGCACTCTCGTGACCTGGCAGAAACTCAAGTAGAAAAGTTGAAGTCCCTGGCTGAAGATTTAGATTTTGAAGATCCTGAAACTTTCGCATCGAAAGTCGAAACGATCAAAGAATCTTACTTCACCAAGAAAAAAGTAACCTTTGTAGAAGAGTCTATGGATGAAGCTGAAGAAACTGAAGTTTCTGACACTATGTCCCGTTACATTTCTGCATTAAGACAATCTCACAAGCAATAACTATACAAAAAAGGGTGTATAAAAATGACTCCACAAATCTCTTACGATAGACTCGTACAGAAGTGGGCGCCAGTACTTAACGAAGAAACCGCTGGTCCTATTTCTGATTATCACCGCAAGCAGGTAACTGCAGCTATCCTGGAGAACCAGGAAGTTGCTATGCGTGAAGAAGCTATGCAAGGTACGTTCGGGGCACTGAACGAGGACGCACCAGCTAACGCTACTTCCGCAGCTGCTAACTTTAACCCCGTACTGATCTCGCTCGTACGTCGTGCTATGCCTAACCTGATGGCTTACGATGTATGTGGTGTACAGCCAATGACCGGTCCTACTGGCCTCATCTTTGCGATGAAGTCCCGTTACAAGACTACTGGTCATGGTGCAGTTGATAGTGCAAAAGTTAACGAAGCACTGTTCAACGAAGCTCTTACTGCTTATGCTGGTGATGCTTCTCCTGCTCACGATAATGCTAACGGTCCTTCTGGTCTTGAAAGCATTACCGGTGGTTCTGATGCTGGTACTCTCGACTCCGAGCGTAACACCACTCTGACCGGTCGA